GGTCAGTATTTTCATTTAATATTTTAACTCCATATCTAACTTCAGGTACGTAATCCCACACAATTGTGTTGTCCTGAGGATTTTTAGAGTGCTGGTCTAGTGTTACTGTTCTCAGTTTCTTTATTTGAAACTCATTTATAATGTCTTTTAACAGTTCATCAGTTACAACTTCCGACCTAGAAGTTCCGTCTAGTTTAGTGTATGTTAGGTACCCTACTCTTTTGTATGACACCCAATATGCTTCTACAACTCTAATTAAATCGTATCGATTATCATTATCGTTAAAGAAGAAGTTCTGACCTCTTAATTGATTTGGGAACATACCTCTGTAACCCAAATCAATGCCTGTTTGGTCTTGAATAACTCCTAGATTTTCATAACCAACAGCATCTCCAAATGGGACTCTTCGTAGGGTTCCTCCAGAGTTTTCTAACCAGTCTTGAGTATTATCAATACTTGCAGTTGAAAACTCTTTACCTCTGTAATGTTTAGAACGTAATAAGTCTTGTTTTTGTACCTCAGTAAGGTGTGAACCAAAGTTGGCAACTACTTGGTTTGGGGTTAGGTATTGAACCCTCCCCACATACTCTCCTACTTCAGGATACTTTTCGTCTTGTGTTATTGACGTAAAAGTGTTGAGTGGGGACCATCTCTCGGGTTGATAATAGTCATGTCCTATTCTCCAATGTAAGAAACATCTCCCTGTGATTAGATAATCTCTGAACAAATCTCTGTAGAGTTCGTCCATGTCAAACCTCACCTCGCCTTCCTCAAGTGTCTTTTCTGCCCACTCTAAGTATATTGGCTTCCACTCGGACTCCATATACTTTTTAACTTCATGTGGTATGTTTTTGTCTCTTTCCTTCCGTAGAGATTCTACGTACTGTTGCTGCTCTTCTTCAGAGTTAAATTGTCTTTCATTATAAAAGCCTTGGCTTAGTAACTTAATTTCTATCTCCTTAGAAATAGCATTATTTACTCCCTCCCAAAGTTTTGTTTTTTGATTTCTTAGATACTCATTTGTAGAAAGAGGGTCGTCTGTGTAGACAACATTAGGATTAGGTTTAGTCAAAAACTCCCCAATCATTGTATTTACAATAGGTTCTATGAATCCATAGTGTTGTAGGTCTTCTGATAAATCAGACTGAGAACGAAGCATATCTACCTCTGACAAGAATGCAGAGGTGTTTACAACATCACTATATCTGTAGCTTCCCTCTACTATTCTGTAAGCATCCTCAAATCTTCTTCTAGCACTGTTTAACTGACGAATACCTATTGTTTCTAGAGTATTCATACACTCCATAACCCACTCCTTGTTTTTCTTTTTTTCAGGAAGAGCTTGTGCAGGAAGTCTTAGAATGTCTCCAAAATATTGGGCATCTCTTAAATCTATATCAAAAAACATACACTTTATGTAAGATGCAAACTTAGTAAATTAGTTTGGATTAAACAAATTTATTACAATTAGCTATACTTTTTATTTCTACCAAATTTGCCACTTGTTATTTTCCTGTAGACATCTCTCTTAATCTCATACTTGTCTTCAGAACCTTTAATATTGTTAATGGTCAACTCTTCATCCCAAATCAATGCGTGACCAAAAGACATAATACGGTCATAGTTCTTATAATTACCGAACTTAATTATCTCTTCAAGCAGCATAGGGTCAGTTATTCTAGTAACACCAAGCACACTTATCTCTTCTCCCTCAGGACCCATAACACCAGTTGGTATTTGGTCCCAACAATAATTTTTGAGGAGTTTCAACAAGTGTTCTTTGTTTCTAGCTGTGGCTGGTAATCCATAGTCCACATTAGCCCTACTATTTTCATTGATTCGTAGATTAGTCCCCTTTGCTTGTGCAATAAGGTACTCAGACTTTTGACTTCTAAGATACTTCATAAAAGGTACGTCTGCCTCTGGTAGACATTCTGCGTTGTATAACTTTAATAATAACATCGCCTGTCTATAATAGTTTGAATCAATGTTAGGTCTTGAGGTGTATTGTGCTACAATTTGATTCTGCAATCCTGATACCCCTGCTTGTCTTTTAAATATGTACAAACAATTGAGAGAGTCTGAAGTTGTTGATGTAGATACTTTGGCACCGTCAAATCCTGCTATATACGTACCTCTTTTTATTTGCCTTGGATTATCAAATACGGGCCTCTCGTAGATAACTACAGGAGCATTAACTGCTCCCCCTCTAAACGGATAATCATTTACAGGGTCTGCTCCACTGGGTGTTACCGATATAATACCATTAGGCATAACATCAAGAGTTATGTACTCACCATATGTACCTTTGACGTTAATAGCATCTTGAGTTCTTTTAGCTTGTTCTACAGGAAATGGGTTATTACCCGAAAACAAGAAACAATCCTCTGGTTGGAAGGGATAGTACATTTGTGCTTTCTTCCCTTTGTCTGGTGATTTAGCCTGTTCAGAGCCTATGAAGCCCTGCACTTTGTCTAATGCCTCTTTCCAATCAGTGACGAGAATATTGAACCCATCAAGTTCTTTAATTTGTTCTTCAGTGAAATCTCTGTTGAGATATTGTACCAAAGGTATTTCTTTCTTCTCTCCGCCCTTGTTAGACATTTGGGCAGGAACAAAAAGACTAACTTCCTTATCAGTTTCTTGAACATATTCAAAGTATTCTTCTTTGACTTCTTCTAAATATTGAGTTACATCGAAGTGAAAAAAATCAGACTTTTCTGTATAGAGAAAATCCATCTCTGCATCTGCGGCAAAGTCTGTGTTACCACCTGTACCAATCAACAACTCAACAAATCTTCTTTCACCAAGGTCATTCTCGATGGCAGGTAAAAGTGCAGAACGCTGTTTAGAGTAAAGATACTTCCCTACCTCATCCCATACAGCCTCAGTAGGTGTAATACCTGCTAGAAGCTCTTCCTTGGATGTGACCTGTCCCTGTTGAAGGTTCCTAACGGATATTCTAGAGAAAGCAAAAGAGTTGTCATTAGGCTTGTCCACAATAGGAAAAAACTCGTAGCTAATTGGATTGATTGGGTTTCTTCCTTTTGTTACAATTCTTTTGTTAAACTCTATCTCAACATCAGAAGATGTCGCTTTGTTCCAATCACTAATTTTTACGAAGTCCGAAAAGCAATCAGGTCTTTTCTCATAGAACTCATCTAGGTATTTCGTAATATTGTTAAGGTCCGACTGTGACCCGCCAATGATTAGCGGGTTACTATATTGAAAAATAAAAGTATTATAGGCGACTCGGGATGAAATAAAAGATGTCTTAGCGAATCGTCTTGTACCAAACGCAAGAATAGGTTTCTTACCTTCATCATTAGCCTTATTATAACACCAATTAATAAGCCACTCATTGTCTCTTAATTTAGGGTTACTGACTATCCTAATTGAGTTACCAAAGTCGTCCCTGGTGTCAATAGATAGTTTAAAAAAATTCAGGTGCCAATACAACCAGCCTGAGATGTGTACACCCCCGACCATGACTCCTGACTTACAATAGTTTATGTGCTTTATCCAAAAGGATACGTAATTACCATCCTCCCTGGATGGTTCAACTTGATTTACTAAAAAATCTTTGAAAGATACATTTGGAATCTCTACCTTACTCACCAGTATTTCGCTTTTGAACTGCTTCTTTTAGAAAATCTTTTAACTCACCAATAGCCATACCTGATACATTGACAAGTTTACCATCTTCCATCATAAATGCTTGCTGTGCTTCTTTTATAGATTCTGCTATATTACCTTGAATATCTAAATCTTCATTGAACAATTGTTTGGAACAATCGCCTAATGCTTTCATATATACTAGGCACTCTTGCATAGAAGCACTGAGTAGTAGTTTGAGATAGTTTTCATGTGGTTCTTCGCCAAGCAATTCTACTTCAGCAGAGAGTGCATTGTATAGTTCGGTGTGGTACTTTAGAGCACTCTCCAAGTATTTTTTATTAGTATTTGCCATTGGTTGAAATTTTTAAGTCATTTAATGTCCTTTCTAACGCTAAAGATATTTGTTCATCTGTAGCATCCATAAAGAATACGCTATCTTGAGATTTACCATTTTTATAATTTTTTCTCCTCAAAATTGCTTTAATCAACATTGAGACATCGTATTCAGGGTAGTCTTGTATTATCTGACTTAACATGTCAGCAATATGTGTTTTTCTTAGTTGGCTCATTTTACTTCTCCTTTTAATGCTATAACAAAAATATCTTTGTCGGTTTTAATTTTTAATCTTTTGTTTATCTCTCCTTCAAGCTTAGTGTTGTACTTCAGTATTAATTTTGCTGATTCTGCTTCTTTTAGTGAGGTTTTGTCTAATACTACTGAAAAGCAAGAACATATAGACGTTCTAATGTTATTTAGAGTTGTGTCATACTCTAACTCTTCGTGGTCTCCTCTACAATTAATAAGCTCTAGTGTGAGTTTAGTATCAGATATTTTTTGATTCAATTTAAATGGCTTTTTGTATGAAACAGTGAGTGAGCCATTTTCATTCTCTTCAATTGTGGCAATATCAGTATCATGTAGTTTTACAGCTAATCCCCTGTCTTTAAATTCTTTTATGTCTTCCCACTTGTTCATAGGACAATATTCTTCTTTTACTTTTACTTTTGCTTTTAACAAACATCCACAGATATTGCAAGTACCAGTTAATTTGTTTTTATCAGGACATTTATTACAAATCTTTAACCTATTTTTTGCAAAATTATCTTTTGCATTTGTTAACATCTTGCCCCATCCCTTCAAAATTCTATTTGGTCTTATCTTACCCATTTTTAATATTTTTTGGATTAAACCTGTTTCTAAGGAACCATATGTTATTTACTTTTAAAGACACTGCTTTGTCGATTAATTCACGCATTTTCATGAGTTTAGATTTGACTATGTCTTTTCTTTTATTTATTTTTTGTTTGTCGCTTTCTCTAAGATGAGAATACTTATTTATTGTACCCTCTAACTTATGTTCAATATTATACAAAGAGCTTTGCGTAAAATACAGAGTTCCAAAGTTTGGAATCTTGTAAACAATATCATCGCTATTTTCTATGTCTTTTTTTACAGTGTCATGGAAGTACCAATAAATAGATTCTCCTATCTCTCTGTCTCCCCCTCTTCTTTCATATTCATCTAGAATATCATCAAGAAAATATATTTTATCATCAAACTCCATCTTCTTTGCTGTAAACCATTTGAACCACTATATTAGGGTATTCGTCAACAGTATTTTTTATTTTAGTCAAATCCTCATTAAAATCTTTTCTATTCTTTACAGGGTGCTTAATCACTAAGTTTTTCTTTTTTAATCTAGAAAACATTGTAGTGACATTTTGATGTGTCTTGATTCCTACATTAGCTTTTATAGCTATATCCTTAAAATTCTTACTATTCATATCATACAAAAAACATAATGTTAAAATATCTATGTCTCTTTTAGTTAAGTAAACTGTTGTAGCACTATACAATAGTAATAGTTTCTGAATTAAGTCTACTTTATCTGAGTATGACAGATAAAAAGGTAATGCTCTATACTTCGCCATAACTAAATTTTTTATATCTTACACCCTACAACCCTTTCCTCCGAACCCCCTGTAGTCCCCCTTACCTCCTTCCCCTTTGTAAGATACATGCAATTATACAAAAAAAAATTGACATATGCAAGTCTTTGTGGAAAACTATTGTAAAACTAATAATATTAGCATTTATTATGTTATTTGTTTGGAAAAGTCAAATATATTTTGTAGATTGCGAAAAAATCAGCTAAATCATGGAAAGAAGTAAAAATAATATTGAACGTGAGTACTTCATGGATTACTGTGACTGTGTGTTAGATTACATTGAAGATGATGTCCTAAATGATGCCCTATATGATGTTATAGGGAAAAGACTCGAGGATTTAGTCTTTGAAATGTATCTTTTTAATACTCCTTGTGGAAAGGCTACACACATAGTTGAAACTATGTTAAAACTTTTTAGAAGAGAATTAAACAACTTTAATTAATGGGTACTAAATTAGAAGAGGCTTTAAAGAGTCTCAATAAAAACTTTGGTTCAGGCTCAGTATTTCACTTAGGTGAAAATGAGGCTTTTGAAAAATTAGAAAGAATACCAACAGGGTCTTTAGGTTTAGATGTCATCACAGGAGGGGGATACCCTTTAGGGAGAATAATTGAACTATTCGGATGGGAATCCTCGGGAAAAAGCACATTATGTATACATGCAATAGCACAGGCTCAAGCAATGGGTAAAAAGTGTGCATTTGTAGATATGGAGCATGCTTTTGATAAGCACTATGCAGAAGCATTGGGGGTTAACACTGAGGACCTTATATTCTGTCAACCAGGGAGTGGAGAGGAAGCAATTGAGATTACTAAAACATTAGCAAGTACTGGTGAAATAGGTCTTGTAGTTGTAGACTCAGTTGCTACTATGGTACCATCTGTCGAATCCGAAGGTGAAGCAGGTGAAAACAAGATGGGCGTCCACGCAAGACTTATGTCACAAGCTATGCGTGTGCTATCTCCTATCGCAAGTAAAAACAATTGTACTTTAATGTTTGTCAATCAGCTCCGTCAAAAGATTGGAGTTATGTATGGTTCCCCAGATGTTACTACTGGTGGAAACGCTCTTAAATTTTATTCATCAATTCGTATTAAACTGACATCTAGTAAGTCTGCTGGCAACAAAGAAAAAGTTGACGGTGTGGACAAGCAGGTGTCTAATCTAGTTACTGCAACTACTGAAAAAAATAAAACATACCCACCGTTGCAAAAGCATGCCTTTCAACTAAGATTTGGGATAGGAGTGGATGCAAAAGAAGAGATTGTAGATATGGCTATCTCTCTAGGACTAATAGACAAGAAAGGTGCTTGGTACAGTTACGAAGGCACACAGCTTGGTCAAGGTAAGAAAGCAGTATTTGCTTTACTTGAAGATAATCCTGACCTTGAGGAAACCCTCAAAGAACAGATAATTAAACATTATAGCTAATGAGAGAGGATTTAAGTACTCGAAGAACAAAGACCAACCCGTCTTTTAAGTATGAGCTAAGTGAAGAACAAAAACTTGCAAAAGAAAAAATTCTTGACTCTAAGATTGCTATAGTAACTGGTAAGGCAGGCACGTCAAAGACCTTCTTAGCTTCACAGATAGCCTTAGATTTGTTTTTGAAAGGAGGAGTAGAGAGGATGTATATAGCTCGCCCACAGGTCTCTACAGAGGACATGGGGTACCTTCCAGGAAACAAAGATGAGAAGATGAGGCAGTGGTGTGCTCCTGTTATAGAGAACATGGAGATACTCCGAGATAATGGTAAGAAAGAAGTAGAAAAGTGGTTGAAAGAGGGCCAGCTAGAATTATTGCCCTTACAATTCGCTAGGGGTAGAACTGTCACAAACAGTGTAATGATTATAGATGAAGCACAAAACCTAACCAAGCTTCAAACATATTTATTCTGTACAAGACTTGGTAAAGGTTCGTTAATGATATTTACAGGAGACCTTAAACAGAATGACTTAAAACAACCTAGTAGAAGTGGTTTTGCTCAACTCATTGAAACCTCTAACAAATTAGATGAGATGGTTCATGTGGAACTACAACAAAATTATAGAGACCCTATTGTTGCTAAATTTATGGAACAATATGAAAAAATTTGTGGCTGGTAATGTGGATATACGACAATAAAAAAATTACGTCTCTAGAGCAAATTCCAAGCGAAGCTATAGGGTTTATATACTGTATACATAATTTTTCGAAAGATAGAATGTATATTGGTAAAAAGAACTTGTATCATTGGAAAAGGGTTGGAATAAAAAGACATCAAGAGTTAAAACTTGAAGGTTTTGAAGTGAGGAAACACAAAAACAAAAAAAAATCTAAAAAAGGCTTGCCTGTTTGGGTTTATAAAGCTAAATTAGAGTCTGATTGGCTTATGTATACAGGTTCTAACAAAGAGCTAAACGAGGACATAAAGACAGGAGATAGGATTGAAAAACACATTTGGCAATTTTCAAATTGCTTAAAAAACTTATCCTTTTTGGAAACAGAGGCTCAGTTTAAAATGGATGTTATCAGGGATAATGAAAAATTCTACAATGGTAACATTCTAGGGAAATATTTCCCAGGGGACTTAAATTGTTAATATGATTATCAAAGATATAATTAAAAAGCATATTAGAGAGATAATCGATATATATGCTAAAAAACAAAACTTTACGCACACTGCGGAAGCTTTTTGTGCAAAGTTTAATTACAAATATAGTGACTCTTGGAGAAGAGGGATAAGCAGATACATAAATTCTATACCTGAACTAGATGCTGATGTAGCATTGAGAGAAGAGGCAGAGATTGCTAGTCCTGCAAGAGTCCTGATATTTGATATTGAAACTGCTCCACTTATGTCCAATATATGGGGCCTATGGAACCAAAATGTAGGACATAATCTATCTATGCTTGAGTCAGACTGGTTTATTATAACTTGGTCTGCAAAATGGCTATTTGAGGAGAAAGTTTATACAGGTAAGCTAACTCCAAAAGAAGCTAAAAAACAAGATGATTCTAGGATAGTAAGAAACTTTTGGAATTTACTTGATGAGGCTGATATTGTAATCGCTCACAATGGTGACAAGTTTGATATAAAAAGAGTTAACACTCGCTTCCTGAAACTGGGTTTACACCCACCTACACCGTACCAGACTATTGACACCCTTAAACATGTCAGGAGGAAGTTTAACATATCATCTAACAAATTAGACTATGTTGCTAAGTTTTTAGAACTTGGAGGCAAGATGCAGACTGGAGGTTTTGAGTTGTGGAGGGGATGCATGGAAGGAGACCAAGAATCTCTCAACAAGATGGAAGAGTACAACATAAAAGATGTGACTCTTCTAGAAGAAGTGTATCTAAGGATACGTTCTTGGATTACTCCTCATCCAAATATGGGCTTACACATAGGTGAAAACGTAACATGCTGTGCCACATGTGGAGGAACAGACTTGTCTGTTGTAGGTACTTATAAGACGTATATGTCTGAGTATGATGCACTTAGATGTAATTCTTGTGGAAGCATTAATAGGTCAAGAGCAAGTTCGTTAACCACAGAAGCTCGTAGATTATTAACAAAATCAATTTAAATGAGCGATTTAATGTTTTTAAAAGTAAAAGGGTTTGTCCACACTTTCAAGGAGGAGTCAAGAGCTGTAGAGTGTGAAGAGTGTTTAAAAGAATCTGAGGAAAGAGCAGAGTCTCTAGGATTAGACAAGGACTCTTTCGAAAGTCACTGCGATGATTTGTGTTCTGAAAGTGTGTTAGAGAGTAAGAATCTAGAAACTGAAGAGGTGCTGATTAAAGTTTCGGATATTGTTAATATTGCTGAAGCAAACGATGGCAGGGCTATCATACAAACATCTTCTGATTTACTACCTAGGTTGTTCAAAGACAACTACAAAGACATTGTAGAAAGATTAATTTCTGTCGGCCAAATAACTATTATATAGCTATCTCAACAAATGTAATATATTTGGATAATATAAATATTTTACATATATTACGATGTAATATGGCTAAGAATACCTACAAACCAATTAAAGAAAATAATTATTGGGATGCTAGAAAGAAATACGATGTCCTGAAAAAATCAGGGGAGCTATTTGAGAAGGATGATAGAATGATTGGGGTTTGGGCATATGATATGAAAAGATTTTTAGAACTAAACGAAACACTACAAAAATGGGATGTGGATGTGGTAAACCCAAAAGACCAAAGCCAAGAGGAAAGTAGAGGTGCCATATGGCACGATAACAAACAGGAGTAATGAAAAAACAATTGTGTTTATTTGTAAAATGGATTACCCGAGGCAAAGTTTGTCTAGGATGGTGTTGTATTAAAAAAGATTAGTATAAAATGCCCATAGAAACTGCTATAGTAATTGTATTTTTTTTAGCGTTTCTAATCATAGACACAATCAAAAAATAATGGGAAAGTTCTTTAAAGCAATGTTTTCAGAAGGAGGGGCAGTATCTTCTAAAAGAGTAGTTACAGCAATGTGCCTGTTCTTTATGCTTATTGCCTTCACATCGAACTTGTTTTGTGGGTACACCGTAGAACAACATATGTTTGAATCCTTACAATGGATAGTCATGGCAGGACTAGGATTCACAGCATCAGAAAAATTTTCTGAAATAATAAGTAATAGAAAAAACCAAAATCATGAGTAAAAAAGTTTATCATTTTAGAGGACATCGTTATGGTGGGGAAGCCACCATCGGACAAGTAACAGAAGAGTTTTATAATTACTGGGCTCAGTTAGATGAAGATGACTTTAGTGACTACATCCTACAAGGGTGGGAGGACAATGAGGATGAAAATATCCCTCAAATGACAAAAGATGGTGATGAGTATTGGCACGACCTAGATGATATCTTACATTTTTCTGGAAGTTTTGCCACTTCTAATCTAACTTTGACGGATACAGATACTGAAGAGGAGAGGGAAGTAGAACATCAATTCTTATGGAGCCGAGAAGGCGGTTTCTTTGACGAGGAAGAGCCTAATTGGGATAATTTGTATGATGGCCTCACTAAAGAAGATTACGTGCCTATAGTGGCTTGTATAAGTGAAGAGAAAGGATGGTTAACTAACTGGGTCCTTGAGCTCGATGAGGGAGAAGAGTTTGACGAAAAGAAACTTTCGGCTGGAATACTCGAAACTAACTTTGGAGAGTTTGTAGAGAAACTATACTATGATGGTAAAGAATTAGAGGACAATGGGGCCGAAAGTTCAACTGGAAAAGGTTTCACTGTAAAGCTTGGATGGTTTAACACAAAATGGGTTGATAACCTAGAACAATACGCTGAAGGAAGTGAAGGACTAACCGAAGCACTAAATGAATTAAAAGAACAGCTTGAATGGGAAGCTGAGAATAACTAAAAATAAAATTAAAAACGAGAAATAATGCCTAGTTACGATATATCGATTAAAAAAGAAAACCTAGTAAAGCACGGATGTGCTGTGCCCGCAGGGTACGTAAGATTAAGTTCAGTGATAGCAAGATTACCTGCATTTCGAGACGAGGCAGCGGCAAGAGCCGCAGGACTAAAAGACTGTGATATGTATTCAATTGGTAGTACTAACGGTATTGCTATTTTGGGTACAGGAGGTACAGGAGGTACAGGAACAGGAGATAGAGACTTTACAAATGCTCTTGACATTGCTATTCCTCAAGAAGAAGTTGTAAAGTATGGTTGCCAAGTGCCAAATGGTTATGTAAGGTTCACATCTGTTTACGGAAGTTTACCTGTATACGGTACTGAAGCAGCTGCCGTAGGGGACGGACTTAAAAAATGTGACCCTTATCTTTCGGCACTTACTGGAGACTTACAGCTAGTAACTGGTAATTTTGGTTCCAATAATAATGGGGCAACGGAAAAGAAAGTACCTTACTTTGATATTGCTATTAAAAAAGAGCAAATTCTATATAGAAACTGCAATCTTCCAAAAGGATACATAAAACTTAGCCAAGTATTAGCTTCATTACCTGTTTACTCTTCAGCCGAGGCAAAGACTCTTCTACCTGAGTGTGGAGGGTATCTTCGTGTTAACACAGCAGGTAAAATTACTGATGGAAACGTTTCTTTCAACAGACAGGTTATACCTTAATGATTAGGAAAACTCGGAATAAAAGTCAGTGGAAGCTTTTTTCTAAGGATGGTAGCAAAGTTTTAGGTACTTTTCGAAGTAAGAAGAAAGCTGAAGAAAGAGAACGGCAAATTAATTATTTTAAAAGCAAAAAGAAATGAGGAATTGGAACTTGACGGTGTCTTTACATTGGCCTCATGATAGATTTGCCTTAGGTTGGGAATACCTAAGACCTACCGAAGAAGTAAAGTTCCACACTACAGAAATATTTTTGTTAATGATAACAATAACATTTAATTTAGAAAGTAACAATTAAAACTAGAAATAATGGGATTTAGAAAAAGAGAATCAAACCAAGAAGGATTTGGTATTCAAAGAAACGAAAAAATGAAAGCAGGAAGCTCAGTACCTAAGAAGCCTAAAAAAAAGGCTAAGAAAAAAGCTGTAACTAAAAAGCAGGGTGAGTTTGGTGTAAGTGTCACTCTTCCAAAAATTGGAGGGAGAAGAGGTAGAATTAAAAGAGCATTTAGAGATGACATATTAGAAGCTATTGACGCAGGTGCATCTATTACTGATTTCAGTACGGAAGAATTAGCTTTTGCATTTGGTCCAAAAAAAGCTGCTAATATTATTGCACAAATAGGTGGAGCTGATAGTATTACTATGACTAATCAGCAAGGCCAAGGCCAAGTAGCTACAGGAGGTAGTGCAGTGGCCACAGGAGGTAGTGCAAATGCAAGTGCAGAAGCAAATCCTAACATAGATGTAGATGCAGATGCCACATTCGAATCAATGGATAATCCAATGATGCTTAAAACAATAGAAGATATGCCAGTAAGTGGAGGTAGGACTGCCCCTGCTTTACCAGGAGGAGGAAGCGGAAACATTATCATGACCCCAGAAGGTCCAATGATGGTAGACCCTGTTACTGGTCGCCTTCTGCCTATACAAGGAAACCCTTTCCCCCTTCCTGGTGGATATGGGGCTGGTCGTCCTGTGCAATTACCTTTTGTTCCAGGAATTGACCCAGTAACAGGCATGCCTTTTGACCAAGGAGGAGGAATGTATGATGAGTATGGAATGCCTCTTATAATTGATGACATTGGAATAAGAGATAATGTTAGAATAGGTGACGGATACGGGTTTGAAGATGGAGGAATGAAGTATCAAGGGTCGATGGTAAAACTTCCTACTAAAGGCGGTAAAGAACAGCTGAAAGCAGGTGGTACTAAGAAGAAGAAGAAGAAGGGTAAAGTAATGAATAAAAGAAAATCAAATAGATACTCAAGTAAATATGGCTACTAATAAAAAAAGAGTTCCAGCACCCAAGGGGTTTCACTGGATGAAAGAAAGAGGAGGTTCACTAAAATTAATGAAAGACCCTTCGACTGGATATAAAAAGCATCCTGGTTCGTCCAAGTATGCTGAGTTTGGTATACAGAAGGTGCATAAAAAGAAAAAGTAATGAAAAAGTCACCATTCAGGAGTTCAAGCTCTAATCAAGAAGGATTTGGCATTGAACGTAATAATAAAAGAAAGCCTTCTAAGAAAAGGTCTACTAAGCGTAAAAAGCCTGTTGCTAAGAAGCAAGGTACATCGATTGCTAGAAAAACGGAAGACAAAGATTTAATTGTACAAAACTTTGGAGATAATGTATTTGCTGGTATTAAGACAAAAGCAAATCCAGAAGGTAATGCAGACCTTGGAAGTGGTAATAAGGCTCCACAACAGATAACATATGAAGTTAATCCTGATGGTAGTTACAGACAAATAGTTTCGACAAAAGGATATTACGACAGTAATTTAGGCGAATATATTCCTGATAACGTTGTTATTGGTGAGGGTATGAATATTATGGACACAAGGCTTGTCAATCCTGTTACAGGAATGCCTGTAGGAGAGGAGCTATTTGGAGATAATCCTGGAAATTATTTCGGTACTTATCAAGGAGCCATGGAAGGTCCTGTTTTCCAATCTTTTTCAGGCTCACCAATGGATATGAGGGAAATAGCAAGACAAGAAGCCTTAAAAAAATTAGAGCAAGGTAACAAAAATGTATCCTTTCAACCTCCATATCAATTAGCTGCTATAAAACTGTTTGATACTTTAAAAGAAGCTAAAAAGCAAGGTAACTTTACGAAAGAATGATTAGGACTTTCACATATACTGCCGAGGAGATAATGTATAACACTGTTACATTTACTTGTAACGTAAATATTGTAAGAGATGAAGAAGAGAAGCCCTTTTAAACAGACTAGTTCTAACCAGGAGGGGTTTGGAATTCAACGCAACGTCAAACGCAAACCTGTGAGAAAAAAAACTAAGAAGAAATCCGTTACTAAAAAACAGGGAGAAACTGATTCTATTAAAACAATAAATAAATCAAAGTATACCCTTTTGTCTGAGTTATCTGACCAAGAATTAGTACCCTTCTTAGCATCTATGCCTGTGGTAAGCCAAGACGACCTTAATTACCTTACAACATCAGGACGATTAAATAATTTATTTACTACTCAATTTAATAATGACGACCCAGTGTTCGGGGAACAATTACAGGCTACCTTCGATAAATACGGTTCAGTGGTGAAACAAATGGATGGAGGATATAAGTATCAAGGTGACACAGGTGCATTGTATTCTGAGAATCCTATGTTTCAAGATTATAAAGAGCAAGTATACGGAACAGGACCTGGTCTTTATGGTGGCAATCTTGATGGACGTACAACACAAAGTGGAAGTGGTTTCTTCAAACCATTTCCAGATGCTCCTGATTTAAGTATGTATGCAGGGGACCAAAAAGGTTATATTCAAGCACTAAACGAGTTTAGAAATGAAACTGCTAAACAACTTCAAAATACGCTTACAGGGGGTGTTGACCCCGTTGGGATTTCTACTACTAGCTTAGGCCAAACTCCTGGAACAGGTGAGTATCTAGAAGCAATAGATGACCTTAATGCTTACGTGAATTCTGAAATAGAACTGATTAACCAAGCAAATCAAAACGTTGGTAACAGTAGAAGAAATAAACGGACTGGGCGTAATAAACGAAATAAAAATAGATTATTTAAATAATGGCTACTAACAGTAAGAAATATAACAAGAAGAACTATAAGAAATACTGGGGTTCTAAAAAAGCCGTAGCTCAACGCTCTGAACGTAATAAGGCCAGACGTATCCTTACAAAGGAAGGTCGCTTGAAGAAAGGAGACGGTAAAGAAGTAGACCATAAGAAGCCTCTCTCAAAGGGAGGGACTAACTCTAAGAAGAATCTTACTGTAACAACACGAAAGGCTAATAGAAGAAGAGGTGCTGCTATAGCCAATGCTAATAAGAAAAGAAAGAGCACCACAAAAAAGAAAAAATAACTAGTCCATTCCTCGTTTTTTAGTTTTGCACCCTCTTCGGAGGGTGTTTTTTTTTATACCCCCACCCTTTCCCCCGAATAATTAAACCCCCCTACGCAAATAGGGGGTGTGGGTAATATATATTACAAATTTTTTTTTAGAAAATTTTTGGTATCCCCCCCTTGTTTTTTTAGAAATTTTCGCTTTGTTTTTTGTGCAAGGGGGAAGGGGGGTACACAACTATTCAAGTTTTGATCTTTGCCTTGTGTGGTGGTGTGGTAGTGTGTGGTGGTGGTGTGGTGTGTGCGTGGTGTGTGTGTTCCAGTGTGCAGCCTCGCGGCTGGCGTGGTGGTGTGTGTGGTGGTGTGTGCTAGGTATCTATAATAGTATACACTCTATGTTAGTACTATGTGGATAACTTAATTAGGTTTTTTAATTTACTTTGTTTTATATTTGTGTCAGCGATGTGGGGGAATTCGTTGGGGATGTGCAACCAGAGGCCCAACCGATTCAGGCGATACGCTAACGTTCTTTGAAATATTGGTAATTAAGTGTTCAGTGATAGTAAGACGTAGGAAAGCACCTATGCAGTATCTTTTAACTTTAATAACAAAACAATGAAAGTTGTAATACGTAACGTAAAAACGAACCAATACAGAATGGTTCCTGTTGATGTCCGCTTTAAGAAAGACCGCGTCAAGGTCGTTAAGGCATTCAGCAAATCACTACCCTCCAGTGAGGAAGTAGTAGAGTTACACCTTGACAAACAAGGCAAGTAATTGTAAAGCCCCCGAAAGGGGGCATTTTTAAAACCCTTTAATATTTAAACATGAAAAGTAAAACTTTACAAGCAATCAACCCTAAACACCAAACACTGGTAAACAGATGTGTTTCATGGCTCAACAAATACAATGAGTTTAATAGGCTGCTAAATATTGCAGATGGTATAGATGGGAATGAGAAGGCAGTACAAAAATGGGAAAATAAATGTGAATACGCATTTAACAAATACCTTGAGTATGCCGATGAACTTCAACAACGTCAACTTGACCGAATTGATAAATTCATCTATGAGTAAATCAATAAGCCCCTCGAAAGGGGGGCATTTTTAAAACCCTTTAATTTTTAACAATGCGAAATATTTTAATTCAACTTACAGCGGCACTCTTTGGATTGTCGTTAATCATTCTAAATGTTATACTTCTTGTAGCCTTTGCTGCAGGCAATTCCTTTCCTCTCGGCTTCTCTATGTTTGTGCTGGGATGGGCAGCCCTGCTGGCTTTGACTAATCGAGTCGCTGTATGGACTAAACCAAAGCGAAAGCCAAAGTACGCTGGGATGTCGGAGCGAACGTTCACTATCTTAATGATATTTGGAATCTTCGCAATCTATTCGGTGTTTTCCATATTCATTTACACACACTAAGAATAAGCTTTGTTTTGTTCATGTGCCTCACCCTTAGGGGTGGGGCTTTAACTTGTAATCCTCATCCCAGTGAGTACATCGTGCACGGTGTCAGGGGTGGGGATTTTGTGATAAAGAATAGAGTATATGAAAAGAAAAAAAAGTTTGCAAAGGTACGGAATGTTTTTGACATATCCAAATAAAGTTATTAACATTTTTAGAATTGTAGTGTGGATAACTTTTTTAGGTGTTTTAGCAAATTTTAACACAATTTACTTGCATATATGAAATGTTTGACATCATCCTCATAAATGCGATTTAAGAGCCTTTATAGGTGTTTTGGAACAACCATACACGAGACTCTGAGTTTTGCCCTTACACGCAATTTGACCTATGTATAAGACAATATGTGTTAGTATTATGTTGATAAGTTTTATTTGGTTTTTAAATTATCTTGTTTTATATTTACATCAGCGAAGGAGGTGGTGCTTTATAAACAAAACATATATATTATGGCTTTAACTTACGATTTACGAAATGTCAAGAACTTTGACGGAATTTGGGACGAGAACGATGTGATGCGTTTTGACCACAAAGATGTTATCTTTGAAACAATGCAAGTTGGTATCAATGAGATAACAGAGGAAAACAAAGAGGAATTTCTCTTAAGACACAAACTTGTTTGCCAATGTCATGGGAACACTCCATACATTAGCGAAGAGGCAGTAGACAACCTTGTTGGGTTGGGGACTAACGCAAAAAGTCTTACTAGAGCTAAATTCAAGGCAGACCTTAAAAGACGCATTGCAAACGTTGTTGACTCGGAATTCTATAGGTTCGATAATCCTATCGAGACAAAAGATTACAAAGCAGCTGAAAGCTTTGCATAGGAGTTAATTCTAAATTGGCCCTCCGAAAGGGGGGCATATTAAATAATTTTTACTATATTTACATTAAATTAAATAACATGAATAACAAGAAAACAAAACGTGTAGTTAGTTGGCATGCTGTGAAAGGGAGCACAACATTG